TAGAGGTGTTCTCTTGCATACTTATAGTCAGTCTCTATGTTCTGAGTTCTCTCAGGTTTAATCATAGGAACCGCTTTGGTTTCTTTCTTTAGAGAAGTGTTAATATCGAGCAAGTCGTTTAGCTTCGAGTCTACTGTTTTTCCATTTTTCATAATCTACCTTATGCATCATCTGTTAAATTGTCTGCGTATGTTTTATTAGTTCCATCGTCATAGAACGTGACATTTTCTGCAACCACAAATGTATCGTTTGCATCTACTGAACCAACAAACTTCAATACTGAATTAGCGTCTATAGTAATAGCATTACTTACCACCATACTTAACTTATCATTTGCGATTGAAGAAATCGTTGGATTTGTTGTTAAATTTGTTCCGAATACTTCGTCCCCTACACTTATATCAGCGTCTAGTGCTGTTCCAAATGCAACTGTTGTTGAATTACTTACAGCAGTATTAGTTCTATTCACAAAAGCAGGTTCATAGTGTTTAACTTCTTTAACTAGTCCAGCACTTGTTATTTCAGAAGTTGAGAAAGCTGCGTTACCGTCACCTATGTAATCTCTTTCAATAACGTTCTTAATAATCTTACCTTGATAAACTGGGCCGAAGAAGTATAGTTGCATCTTAAATGCAAGGTTATAAGTAATAACACGTCTTTCATCGAATCCACCTTCATAGTTATCTTCAAAGTCTACTGATTCTAAAATGATAGGAACGTCTCTATAATCAACCATTTCGTCTATCATCTTCATAGTTACTGTATAATCGGGTTGGAAGTATGGAAGTATCTGTTCCACTATTTGTAATGCGTCATTCATTGACTTAGCCATAACGGAAAGGTTGAATGACAAATTATATGGTGCAGGTGCATACTGAAACTTTCTATTAACCTTATCAGTTTCCTGTGTAGTTTTAGTATTTCTAATTAGTTTGTTGTTCTGTCTTGCAGTATCGTATTCAAATCCTGCAAGTTCAAATGCTATCCTAGGTAAAGATATAGCAGTTCTACTACCGTCATTGGTGTTTGGTTCGTTGTTTAATCTTGCAAGAAACTTTGCTCTCGGCCCATAACTAATGGGAACCTTACGGATATTTAAAACGGTTCCGTCCGTCTTGACATCTTTAACGTCAATGTTATTAAAGAGTGTTCCAAATATGGAAACCGCTCTTTTAATTGTTTCATTATAGAACCATGTTCCAAACATTATGTAACCTCACCAAATGGGTTTGTTTCTGAGAAGTCTAGGTAGTTATCTGCCTTACCTTCAAATTCTACGTTCTGTGCTAATCCGTCATTGGACATTGTCATTAAGTCTGATATACTTGCAATAGTTCTTGAACTTCCTGATGTCGCACCAACAAGTGTATCCCCAACTTGAAGCGTTGCGGTTACATGTATAATTTCTAACTGGTTAGGCGTTACAGATTCACTATAACTTGCAACCTCTCCAATAACTGTTCCACCAAGTGTGATATTTTCCTCTTTAACATATGCACCACTTCCATTCATTCTAACGTCTACTCTGTATGCTTGGTCTCTTTCTACAAAGTCTGCATCAGTACCAGTTTCAAAATCTTCACCTGAGTATTCAAACAATTCGCATTGCAGTTTAAATACAAATAGTTTACCCACCTGATAGAAAGGCATTTCATGTTCTACAAATTTGATTTCAAATAAACCACCACTTAATGGAAGGTAAACTAAATCTCCCTCGTTAGGTCTAAATGAACTTGCAAGGTTTGAATCTAAAGAAATAAATCTTTCCCAACTTCTTACTGATATAACAAAGGTTGCTTGGTCACGTATCTCCACACCAAACTTGGACATAAGGTCGCCTTCACCTTCAAATCCTTCGGTGTTTTCAATATACATTTCTACTGAATACGAATCCCCAAAAGTGGACTGTACATCTTCACCAAGAATAGTATCTTCTTCGACTATCTTTCTTGGTAAGTAGTATGTTTCTTGTCCATACATTCGCAAAGATTCAACAACTAAGTCCTCATAAAGGTGTTGTTCACTTTGTACAGCATGGTTAAAGAATACGTTAGTTGGCATTTATTACCCCATCATATCTAGCACAGGCATTTCATAATTCAATCTTGATTCTTCTTCTAATCTTGTTTTCTCTTCTAATGCTTCTGATTTAATGTTATCAGGTTCTAGAGTTACCCCGCCTGGCAGTGCAATACCACCAAACTTAGAAAGATTTTGTCCCCATTGATACTTGACTAGTGCGGTTGCATATCTTTTTAACCACATGTCATTAAATATGTCTGTGAAATCTGTTGGGTCAAGTTTTCTGTAACATTCAATAATAATATACTCACCAGCGTTTACTTGGTCTGCGTCCATATCAAGATATAGTCTATTCATATGTGTGTTATATCTTATAGGTACTTGACCGACTAACATTTGGTCTAACATACTGATATGTTGTTGTACTTGTTCGTAGTATAGAATACTTGTGTTTGTTAAATCGTATATGTCATTCAATCTTAATTGATATCTAATATCAAACATATTAAGATTATGTTTATCTGCAAATGGGAATATGTTTAGAACAGATAATACAAACTCAGGTAAAACAATATAGTTCTGTTGTTGTTTGTACTGTTGGTCTGTTTTTGCATGAGTACCAGCTGCACTTTCTGTAAATGATTCGTCTGATTTTAAGGCAGTAATATCCGAGGCACTCAATTGGTGTTTTAGATATGTTTTGATACTACCGTCATAATGATACTCACGGAAGTATTGTAATGCTTCATCTACTCTATCGTCCAGTTGGTCATCATCAATATTGATTTCTATAACTGGCGCACCAAGAGCACGCTTGATGTATGACTTAAATGCGGTTTTTGAATTGGGTTCTGCCATAGTAGTATTTCCTCGTTACTACTATTTATAAGAATTATTCTTGGAAGTATGTCTTATTCTGTAGTCTGTCTAGTTTGTCGTCTATTCTGTCTAATTTACTCATTAATCTTTCTAATTCATCAGATAATTGTTCACGTGTTACGTAATCTTTAGCCACCTCTTCACGTGTTTTATTAACTAGAATGTCAAGTCTTTTTTGTTCAGCAAGAACTGCTCGAACTAGAAACCCCAAAGGCGCTAGCACAAAGGTAAGTATTATATTCCATATGATATGGGCGTCTATTGCTAAGAGTGTTTCTTCCATATTGTTATTTATGGAATTAACGTATTGGATTGCCTCTTTCGTCTAAATTAAATACGAATTCATCATGGTTGTAATCCTCTTGGCTAAAGTCTTGCCCGAAATCACCATTACCCGAATTGAGTAAACTTCTCATACTCATGTTAAAGGATATACTATACCTTTCTTTATCTGTATAGTTAGGTTCAACCATATGCATAAGACCACTAGGAAACAGATGTATATCTCCAACTCTAGGCGCCAGTGCGAAACTAGTTCTCACTCTTTGATGATTTGGAAACTCCGCAACTACTTTTGGCATACTATCTATTGCTTCAAAATTTCCCTCGTCACCGTCTGCTTTAATATACAAAACTCCTGAATACCAACAACCATTATGTAAGTGTGGTCTATTCCATGAACCCTTTTCATTTATATTTGCCCATGAATTGCCAGCCTCCATACCTATCATTTGTGGTTGTATACCATGAAAAGGTAATACTTCGTCTGCGAAGAAACGACTGATACGGTTCATACATTTTTGAAAGACAGGACTAGACTCACAACCATCTTTAGATTGCCACCCTGCTAGATGTTTTTGATTAGGTGCCATTGCGTTAGATACTTGTCTACCTTTAGGGTCACGTTTACGCATTGCGTCCATTTCTTCAACCAACATTTGGTTGTATTCTAAATCATAACCCTGTTGTTCACAAAGATTTGGGTCTAAAAAATTCCTATGAAACATGTACGTAGGAAACAATAATCTAACTGACATAATTAATCTCTATCTATTTTTTTCGACTCTGAACCGTCCCAATTCAAGTCTGTCAACTCTCTTTGTCTATCATTAAAGTCTTTTTTCAATTCACCTGTTGCATGGTCAACAGGACATTCTTTTAGTACAGCGTGGTCACTGTTTTCTATTTCAGGCGAGTCCTTGTATAATTTATTTTTACTAGTCCACATATATTTCCTATAAAATCCGCCAGGGATTTGGTTATCGGGTGTTCTTTCGTCACCTTCGACTCTACATAATTCTGAAACTCCTCTTTTATCACCATAGTTACTTGAGTGTGAGTTCATTTCTTCTAAGTAAGCGGTATCACTTTTATGACCATACGAAGCAACCCAACTTTCTCTCCTGAAAGGAACCACTTGAACTATTGGTGTATCTTTAGGAATAATAAAACTATGTTTAGCTAAAGGATACACTATGACTTGGGAATTATCAGTATTGTTATTAAACATATCTGTATCCATAATACCCTGCCACGTTCTAAAGTATTTATTCTGAAATAGAAATGGGTCGAGATAAAAAGCAGAATAGCCAGGCGGTGTAGTTACCATCCAAGAAACTCTAAACTTAAATGCGTCATGCGGTGTATTATCACTACCGTCTCCTTGAATAAAGGAAAAGTTATCGTCCATTAATTGTGCTTTATGATGCGTTGGAGAAGCATTACTTGACCACTCAAAAGTATCCTCATTTGGTGGTGTATAGGTGTTCCAAAACCCCCCACTTTCTTCTTCATGATATTCACACCAAATATCTCGTGACGTACAAATATAATAACCAGTTGCTAACCAATCGTGCATAGCAGGACATGCTCTTAACGTAACAGTAGGTGTTCCGTTTTGCACCCCATGAACCTTAGACTTTTTCCACCAATCAGGTAACATTTTTCCTGCAGGAATAGGTCTAAACACATTTTCATATGCTTCATTGTTATACGTATTAAATTCTATGGTAGGCATACTATACTCTAAATTCTTGAAGTTGGTCACCAACTTCTCTATAAAACCTTCTTGACTTATCTGTTTTTTCTCTTATTTGTTCTTCCCAAGATACTAATCTAACTTCTGTTCCACGTAAAACAACTGACCGTCTATCCATATATCTAGCAGAAGA